GTCGCGCTTGACAGCCTGATGAAACAATTCCCGGATCGCGTGGAGACAAGGCGATGAGCGATACGTTCACCAATCTGGACGATGCGACGCAGGCCGCAAGCAATCTGACATTGCGGGTGCGCGATCTTGAACTGGGCGCGACGTCGTTCTCGCGCGCGATGACGCAGGCTTTTGCGGTGTCCGTCACCGGCGGCAAACAGTTCGACGACGTTCTGAAGTCTCTGGCGCTGCGGCTGTCGAGTCTTTCCCTGAGTGCCGCCCTCAAGCCGCTGCAGAATTCAATCGCGGGCGGAATCGGAAACCTGCTGTCGGGGCTGACCGGAACGGGTGCATCCGCCAGCACGGCATTTGCGGCAGCGAGCGGCGCGGTGAAGCCGTTCGCATCCGGCGGCGTGATCGGCACGCCAACTTATTTTCCGCTGGTGCAGGGCGGCGTCGGTCTGGCGGGGGAGGCGGGGCCGGAAGCGATCATGCCGCTCAAGCGCGGACCCGATGGACGCCTCGGTGTCGCGGGCGCGGGCAGCGGCGTCAACAACATCACGGTGCAGATCGCAACGCCGGACCCCGGCAGCTTCCGCCGCTCGGAAAGCTACATCACCGGCCAGATCGCGCGCGCCGTCGCGCGTGGCCAGCGCAGTTTGTAGGCGCGAGGGTTTGATGACATCCTTTCATGAAATCCAGTTTCCGCTCGACATCGCGCTGAAAAGCGCGGGTGGGCCGGAGCGGCGCACCGAGATCGTCGCGTTCGGGTCCGGGCGCGAGCAGCGCAACGCGCGCTGGGCACATTCGCGGCGCCGCTACGATGCTGGCTACGGCGTGAAGACGCTCATTGCCTTGCAGCAGGTGGTGGCGTTCTTCGAGGAGCGGCGCGGGCAGCTTTATGGTTTTCGCTGGCGTGACCGGCTCGATCATTCCTCGGCAACCGATACGCCGACGCCGCTTGACCAGATGCTGGGCGCGGGCGACGGGGTGCAGGCGCAGTTTCAGCTGACGAAGACTTACGGCACGAGCTACGCGCCCTATGCGCGGCCGATCGAGAAGCCGGTGCCGGGCAGCGTGCGCGTTGCCGTGGCAGGTGTGGAAGCGGCAGCGGACACCGACTTCACCTGCGATACCACGACCGGGATTGTCACATTTCTGCCGGGGCATATTCCGGTCTCGGGTATGGCGGTGACGGCGGGCTTTTTGTTCGACGTGCCGGTGCGGTTCGACACCGATTATCTTGAGGTCGATCTGTCGGCGTTCGCGGCAGGCGCCATTCCGAAAATCCCGCTCGTGGAGATCAAGCCATGAGAGCAATTCCCTCCGCTTTGCAAGCGAGGCTCGATAGCGGCGTCACCACGCTGGCGCGCTGCTGGATCGTGACGCGCCGCGACGGCGTGGTGTCCGGCTTCACCGATCACGATGGCGACCTTGTCGTTGAAGGCGTGACATGCCGCGCCGGAACCGGCTTCGGTGCATCGGAAGCCACCAGTCGCTTTGATCTGTCGATCGACGGCGCGGAAATTTTCGGCGCGCTGGCGGCGGACTCACTGACGGAAGCCGATCTCGCTGCCGGGCGGTTCGACGCCGCGCAAATCGATACCTGGCTGGTGGATTGGAGCGACGTGACGCTGCGCCTGCTGCTGTCACGCGCCACGCTCGGCGAGGTGAAGCGCGAGGGCGAGGCGTTCAGCGCCGAATTGCGCGGGCTCGCAGATAAATTGTCGCAAGAGAGCGGGCGGCTCTACACCGCGCGATGCACCGCCGATCTTGGCGATACGCGCTGCAAGATCGCGCTCGCGGCGGCGGGCCTGAACGGCGCGGGGACGGTATCGCGCCTGTTGGGCGTGTCCGCTATCGCCGTGGAAGGTCTCGGCGATTTTGCCGAAGGGATTTTCACTGCCGGATGTCTCACATGGACCAGCGGTGCGAACAGCGGTCTTGCGGTCGAGATCAAGGAACATCGGATCGCCGGCGGCGAGGTGCAACTCACGCTGTGGCAGGCGATGAGCGAGACGATCAGCGAAGGCGATGCTTTCACCATCACCGCCGGTTGCGACAAGCGGTTCGAGACCTGCCGCGACCGCTTCGCCAACAGCATCAACTTTCGCGGTTTCCCGCACATTCCCGGCAACGACTTTGTCATCGCCGGGGTCGATGCCGCCGCGAACAATGACGGCGGCTCGCTCAACTCCTGATGGATCAGGCCATGACGTCTCGTTTGACCCGCGCCGCCATCGTCACGGAGGCGCGGAGCTGGATCGGTACGCGCTATCGCCACCAGGGCTCGCTGAAAGGCGTCGGCTGCGATTGTCTCGGCCTCGTGCGCGGCGTCTGGCGCAACTGCATCGGCGATGAGCCTGAATTGCCGCCGCCTTATGCGCCGGACTGGGCGGAGGCGCATGGCGAGGAGACGCTGGCGCAAGCGGCGCTGCGGCATCTCGTGACAATCGAAACGAATGACATCAGCGCGGGTGACGTGCTGCTGTTCCGCTGGCGCGAGGGATATGTGGCCAAACATGTCGCCATCGCCAGCGGCGCGGGCACCATGATCCACGCCCATGACGGCGCGGCGGTGTGTGAGGTTGCCTTCACGCCCTGGTGGCGGCGACATCTCGCGCACGCCTTTCGTTTTCCGGGAGTCACAGAATAATGGCGGCGCTGGTTCTTTCTGTTGCGGGTGGCGCGGCCGGTGCGGTGTTCGGGCCCGCTGCCGCCATCGCCGGGCGCATCGCCGGTGCGCTCGCGGGCAACATGATCGACCGGGCGCTGTTCGGCTCGACCGCGCGCAGCGTGACCGGGCCGCGGCTTGCCGATCTCGACGTGATGGCCTCGACCGAAGGCGCGCCGATCCCGCGCTTGTATGGCCGCGCGCGGCTGTCGGGGCAGGTGATCTGGGCGACGCGGCTGGAGGAGGTTGTGTCCACCTCAAGCCAGACCAGCGGCGGCAAGGGTGGCCTCGGCGGCGCGACCGCCACCACGACCACGACGAGCTATTCCTATTTCGCCAATTTCGCGGTCGGCCTGTGTGAGGGAGAGATTGGCAGCATCAATCGCATCTGGGCTGACGGCGATCTGCTCGATACTTCGACGCTCACGATGCGCTTGCATCGCGGCGGCGAAGACCAGTTGCCGGACGATCTGATCGTGGCGAAGGAGGGTGCGGAGAATACGCCGTCCTATCGCGGGCTTGCCTATGTGGTGTTCGAGCGATTGCCGTTGGCGGATTTCGGCAACCGCATCCCGCAACTGTCGTTCGAGATCGTACGCCCAGTCGGCGCGCTGGAGCGCATGACGCGCGCGGTGACGCTCATTCCGGGCTCCACGGAATTCGGTTATGAGACATCGGCCGTGGTGCGCGTGCTCGGCCCCGGCCAGTCCGCGCCGGAAAACCGTCACGTCACCACGGCAGCGTCCGACGTGATAGCCTCGCTCGACGATTTGCAGGCGATATGTCCCAATCTCGAGCGCGTCGCCATCGTGGTGGCGTGGTTCGGCAGCGATCTGCGCGCGGGCCAGTGCAAGGTGCGGCCCGGCGTCGATAATGCGATCAAGGTGACGTCGGGCGGCACATGGTCGGTCGCGGGCGTGACACGGCCTGATGCGTATCTGGTGTCCAGCATCGACGGTGTGCCGTCCTATGGCGGCACGCCGTCCGACGACAGCGTGGTGCATCTGATCGCGGAGCTGAAGGCGCGCGGGCTGAAAGTCACGCTGTATCCGTTCCTGATGATGGATATTCCGCCTGGCAACGCGCTGCCCGATCCGTGGAGCGGCGCAGACTCGCAGCCGGCCTATCCGTGGCGCGGGCGGATCACCTGCGATCCCGCACCCGGCATGAGCGGCTCGCCGCAGGGGACAGCGGATGCCGCCACGCAGGTTGCGGCGTTCTTTTCCGGCAGCGGCCCCTCTGACTGGAGCTACCGCCGCATGATCCTGCACTACGCTTCGCTCGCGGCATCCTGTGGCGGCGTCGATGCGTTTCTGATCGGCTCGGAATTGAAGGCGTTGACGCGGGTGCGCTCCGGCGCGGGCGTCTATCCCGCCGTGACCGCGCTTGCCACATTGGCAACTGACGCAAAGGCGATCGTCGGATCGTCCACGCTTGTCACTTATGGCGCGGACTGGACCGAATACGGCTCGGATGTGGTGACGCCCGATGCCTCGGAAGTGCGTTTTCCGCTGGACGCGCTGTGGGCCTCATCCGCCATCGATGCGGTCGGGATCGATTACTACGCGCCGCTGTCCGACTGGCGCGACGAGGCAGGGCATCTCGATGCGGCGGAGTCGCCCTCGATCTACGAGCGCGATTATCTGAAAAGCCGGCTGCAAAGCGGCGAAGCCTATGACTGGTACTATGCCGATGACGCCGCGCGCGCCGCACAGACACGCAGCCCGATCACCGATGGTCTGTCTAAGCCGTGGGTGTTCCGCGCCAAGGACATCTGGACCTGGTGGAGCAGCGCGCATTACGAGCGCGTCGCCGGCGCGGAGCTTGCCACCGCGACGGCATGGGTGCCCGCGAGCAAACCGGTCTGGTTCACCGAGATTGGCTGTCCGGCGGTGGACAAGGGCGCGAACCAGCCGAGTGTGTTTCCCGATGCGAAATCTTCCGACGGGAATGTGCCGTATTTCTCGAACGGCCAGCGCGACGATCTGATCCAGCGCCGGATGCTGGAGGCGGTGCTCGGCGCGTTCGATCCCGTTTTTGGTGGCGACGAGACGCACAATCCGGTTTCGCCCGTTTACGGCGGGCCGATGATCGACGTTTCCGGCATTCATCTGTGGACCTGGGACGCGCGGCCTTATCCGGTGTTTCCGCTCGCGAGCGATGTCTGGAGCGATGCGCCGAACTGGCAGACCGGGCACTGGCTGACCGGACGACTCGGCGGCGCGCCGCTCGATGCCACTGTCGCGGCGTTGTTGCAGGATGCGTCGGTCGAAAACGTGGATGCGTCCTCGCTGCGCGATGGCTGCGACGGCTATGTGGTGGACCGGCCGATGACGCCGCGCGCGATGATCGAGCCGCTCGCGACCGCCTATGCCTTCGATGCAGCGGCGGTGGGAAGCGATCTCAAATTCGTGCCGCGCGGCGGCGCGCTGGCGGCGGAGATTTCCGAGGATCAACTGGTCGATCCCGAGAAGGATGCGCCGGCGAAACTGACGCGCGCGCAGGAAACCGAATTGCCGCGCGAGGTGAGCTTCGGCTACACCGACGCCTCGGTGGATTATCGCCGCGCCGCCGTCACATCGCGGCGGCTGGTCGGCGGAGCGAGTCGCGCGCTGCATTCCGATCTTGCCGTCATTACCAACGATGCGGCGGCGACGCGCCGTGCGGACATCTGGCTGCAGGATCTGTGGGCGGGGCGGGAGAGCATTACGTTCGCGCTCGGCATGGAGCATCTTGCGTTGACGCCGGGCGATGTCGTCGGCGTCACGGTCAAGGGCAGGCGGCGGCTGTATGAAGTCGGCGAGTTGGTCGATACCGAACAGCGCCAGATCAGCGCGCGCAGCATCGATCCTGATATTTTCAACGTCCCCCTGCCGCAGCCGCGCCAGAGCGCGCCGGCCATTCCGCCCGCGCTCGGCCCGGTTCAGGCGCTGGCGCTCGATCTGCCGATGCTGGATGTATCCGATCCGCCGGTGCTGACGCGGCTGGCGGTGTTCGCAGATCCGTGGCCGGGCTCCGTTACGGTCTGGCGTTCGGCGGACGGCTTGAGTTTTGAGCGC